TCTGAGTCTTCGTCTTCTCCCTTATGGAGATAGAGCGTCTTTACTGGTCTACAGGACTCGCCCGTTATAGGGTTGACACCTAACGAAAGTCCTGCCGCAACGGCAGTCATTAAGGCACTCTTGCCTGTGCCCCCATCGGCGTCCAAAAGTACGCATTTGCCTTTGGGGAAATAGGGATAGATCAGGAACTCAACCTTCTTTGGATTGAATTCCTCCTTCTTGAATCCCTTGACTGCGAGTCCGCGACCAGTTTCTGAGAGGTTTGGATTGCCAGCCGTCTCTGAGTTAAACCATCCGTCACTCGGGCGATGCCTGCGGTAGCAGTTGTCCACCTCACGCAAATACTTGCGCATTGTATTCTCTGGCCGCTCACCTCCAAGTCTTGATGGGTCTATCTTGGCGACCGTTGAGGCGACTATCTCTTTAGCCATCTCGATTGGGAAGTCTTTCATTCTCATGAGATAGATGGCCTTTATGATCTGCTTGTGCTTCTCTCCGTCGTCAAGGTCCCCACCCCAAACCCCAACTAGGTCTACCGGGTCATCCCTCTTGCATGCGTCTATCATCCACTGTGGCACCTGCGGCAATGCTTGCCGCCATGCCCTCTAAGCCAATAGCCGTTGCTGCTGCTACAAAAGACATATTACTCCCCTTATTTCAGCAGTGTTGGGGAATCTTCCACCAACATATGCTCTAGTTTTTCTACGTCAGTTTCTTCCGTAGAATAGATATTTTGAAAACGAACAGTCTCAAGGATGTACGCAGTCTTGCGGCCTTTCTTGGCCATAAACACAGCGGGGGCTGCAACTTCACGTTGCTCCCCGTCCTCGCCCACCACAATCATGCGGCCTTCTACCATATTACACAGATGATCGTGCTTGTGGTATTTACCAACTACCACCGTACCCGCAGGCATAACCACTTCACGGATATAAATACTAGGGCCAAAAAAGTGCTGAACAGGGCAGTCTACTTGAGGACGCGCAGAAATCTCACGCAGCAAAACGTCAATTTTGTCTGTCGCTAGACCGCTGTTCCGTTGCGCTACTTCAGTGCTCATATTGCTGCCATGACCTTGTATTCTGGCCTGTCCGACTGCTGTGTCTGAATACCCACATCCTGCATTGTGTTAACAATGGTTGGATCTACTTTGTTCATGTACAAAACTTGAACCCCTGATTGTTTCAAGGGGGCAATAAGCTTGACCATTGATTGTGCAAAAGCTTCGGGCCTGTCCACTGAAAAGAAATAAACTTGAGCAGCATCGGGGGATAGCTGTTTAAACGCCATTACCGTGTTGCCTTCACGCTCAAACTTAGACCCGCCATTAACTGCCGTCTGCACAAGCTTCTCGCCCTGATCTGGGGGAATGTTGGCTTTTTGGAAATAATCGTTGAAAATGTCAATCGTGCGCAGGATTTCCTGCTGTGAAGCACCGCCCAACGCTGGGCGCAGAAAACTAACATCTCCGGCGTCCAGACCGCCTATGCCTTGTGGAGTCATTTTTGCCTCTCAAAATGGGGGTTGCTAGATAATATCATGTTGATGTCTTTATGCGAAGCATTTGGCTACCAGCTTGTACACCGTCTTGTGTGTCTCGGTACACATCACCCAACCGTAAGTTAGCAAAATCAGCTTCGGTTGGCAACGTAGCAAGGTCGAGGTTCAGTGTGGCTCCACCCATATTACCGGGGTTAGAGATTTGACGGAAAAACAAACGCAAAATGTTGTTCAACTGATCCTGATACCGGCGCTCATACTCCAACGGAGCCAGTGGTAGGTTTGGTGGGGTTGCGTTAAGTTCAGCCATCAGCGTCTGCCGTCAGGTCTAATATCTATACGGGGAGCGCCCAACTGCCAGTTAGTTCCAATTTGGTCAGAACTGATTTTGAAAATCATCTGACGCCCACGCATACGCGTAAAAATCATACCTGTAAATTCTTCGGTAATGTAGTACGCGTTGCTTTTAACCACGGGTTGACTTGCATCACTTGTCACGCCTGAACCTGAATTGGCCAAGCCGTACAACTCCATGGTTACTCTAGCCGCATCACCGTTGGGTGCAGCAACAGAGTTCTCAAACGTTAAATCTGGAAGAATACGCCAAACAAAACCAAAGTTATGGCCATCACCAATATCAAACTCAGACGAACTGATATACGCGGCAATCGGAGCAGTTATAGCGGTTGTGTTGTCATCGTAACCGTCTTCGTGGTACACGATATTATGGGCATATGTTGCTGCCATGGGGTATGTACGAAGGCCAGAATCTAACCAAGCCGTACGCGCCATGCTGCCGTAATACCAGACTTTTTCAAAATAGTTGTAAATAACATATTTGTCGTTTTGTGTGCTGCTGGCAGAAGGGTAAAACCACCAGACCTCATTGAATCCTTCATTGGTGCCACAAGTAACTTGGTACGCTTGATCTTGGTTAAAGTCTTGAAACACGTAGCGGCGCAAGTCGCAGTTCAGTGTTTGCACACGGCCATCGTAAGCATAGAATTTATCCACGCCCATCCAGTACACAATACCGGAAGCAATTACTGCCGCGTTGGGGCCAGCAATGGAGATATTGTCGCCAAGCAACTGAGGTGCCCACACGTACGGGGGGCCAAGGTACTGCAATGAGTACACGCTTGAGTCCGTAAACACCACAATTTCTTGGCGAGTTTGAACCGTTGTAATGATTTCTGAGCCGTGGGAAAGCCGTACAAAACCTGCTTGGTTTGTAGGGTCGGGTGTCCAGTTGTAGATGTCGTCTTGGTTTGACCAACGGATCAGCATCGGGTCAATGCTTGAACTGCCGTAGTTATTTGTGCCAAACACAAGGATAAAACGCGAAGTGTCAGACACCGTCAAAGTATTCTGTACAACAGGGGCGTCAACAATCAAAGACACATAAACGCCAGTACCTGTGGACGAAGCATTAACCGCAGCCCCCGCGCTATCTAAAAGTTTAAATGTCAACCCATCCACTTCAAAGACGTAATACGTTGTATTGGCAGAAACGCCGGTAGGCATAGAAGTGGTTGCGTTAAATTGCAAAGCCGCGCCTTCCGTGTACAGGATGGTTGACGTAACAACTGTGGGTGATGCGTTGGTAAATGTGGCCGTGCCGCCAAGCGTATTGAGCGCAACACCGCGAGCAGATAAGCCACTCCCAGCATCCCAGTAATACAAACCCCCACCGCGGGGGCCAAACACAAGGTCTTCCCCGTAGTTCATCTGGCTCCATAATTGCAACGAGTTTGTGCCGGGTAGGCCATACCCCCATGTACCTAAACCCCAACCGCCAGCGCCCCAACCTGTTGTAGGTACTTGATATTCAGGGCCGGCATTGAGTTGGTAGGCGGCAACAACAGAAGACCCACCACCGGGAGACCCAGAAGCATCGGTTGCATTGGCTGTAGCGGTGGCTACAAAGGTGTATGTATTAGCCGTCAAAACCGTAATTTGGTATTCGGCATTTAGTACGCCAGCGGTAATGTTTCCACCAAGTCCTATTGCGCCACTGAAAGTAACAAAAGAACCTGTAGTAGCACCGTGTCCGGTATCGGTAACTGTAATGATTGCCGAGTTATTTGTAGCTACAAAAGGGTTAGCATTGATGGTGACGGTGGAACGGATTGGCGTAATGTCGTTGTATGAGCCGCCGTTTTCAATGTAAAACTTTAGATTTGTGCCAACACCAAGGTAATTAGCGCCTGACAGGGCAATCCAGTTCCACAATGAACGGCACACGCCAAGAAAAGTGGCAGCAGAAAGCTGTGTCCAACCACCAAGTTTTTCTGGATTGCCTTGACGGAAACGGATTTTGTCGCACTCGTACCAACCACCCTCGGTGGTGTACCGCGTGTTCTCCCGGTTGACGCCCGGCTTAAACAGAATCTTTTGTAATGGCATCGGTCAATCCAGTAAGGCGCACTCAGCCGTGCGGCGTTTTAACAAGCCCGGCAGTACTTTGCCGCCACCTTTAGTCCAGAGCATCAGTTGTTCCTTGGCCCCTTCCCAATCATTGGCATTGATTTTCCTCTTTAATGTGCTTGTTTGCAAGCGTCCGGTGCCCAAGTTGTAGCAGAAATCTACGATGGCATTGCACTTGCGAACGTCAGTAATTAAACCGGGGCAGTTACGCAAAACACCGGGTAGGTACGTATGCTCAAGTTCAATCATTAAAAGCGCCCTAGCCGTGGGTTCATCCATCGGAGCGTCTTCTAAAGTTACCTTGCGCTTGTCTGCGTAGTAGGTAGAGCCGTAGCCAATCGTAGCCACACCAGCCGGACACAGGTACGGTTTGGCGCGGTAGCCCTCAAACTGACGGCACAGACTGGCGGCTAACTCTAGATTCATAGCCCACGCTTAGCTAAAGTACGATCCAAAAACCAGAAATTTATTGTCCCGCCCAGCAACGCTGAGAAATCAGGAGACATGAACAGTTTAAACACTTCGGTTGCATCCAATCCTGAGTTCATGCTTGACCACGCATACCAGATGTGAATAAACGTCCAGATCAACAGAATCCAGTATGTAACGACAGGACGCACTGATGCTGACAGACTAGCTGCCCAACCACCAGCAGCTTTGACCATTGTGGCTTGTTGTTCTATGGCAGACTGAAACGCATCCATGACACCTACGTCCACTGCGGCTTCCCGCTGTGCGCCAATCTCGGCTAACTTTTGCTGACCACGTAGCGTTTCCAGTTCACACTGACGGGCAAACATATTGAGTTCATGCTGGCGCTCATTCTTTTTATCAAAGAACTTCAGGACTTCAGGAGCCAGACGGAACACGCCGCCAAAGATCGAGCCTAGCAAACCCCCAGACAAAATATCAAGCATGGTTATTCTCCACAGTGTTTACATTTGTGATGGCTGTCGCCGTGCGAGAGTTTGACCCCCGCCAACAGGCCAATGAAGCCGCCGATGATTGTTTGGAAGGCTGGGTGGAGCATACTGAAAATCTCTGCATTGTCCACTTCCTTGGCCCATAAACCGAGCAGAAACGCAACCACCATACCGAGCACAGACAGGCAAAGGGTAGCGGCTACCATCAGGGTTACAGAGTACGTCAATTTACCTACTACGTCTGGGTTGTTGTCCATATTTACACCAATTTATCAATGTCTCGTTTTAAACCAACAATCTCAATGTTCAGCGTTATCTGCCGCATCCTGAACTCGTAAATCTCATACTCATACTGGTGAAACTTCTTTACCGTATTGTCAATCTGCACTTGCAAGGCGTGCTCGGCATTTTGCTTGTCTACCTTTTTGATAAACGCTTCCTGTTGCACCAAACCTTTGGGCTGAACTACGGGATACCACTTGTCGTAGCTGACCTTCATTTCTTCTCTCGCTCAAGTGCATCTTTATACCCATGTACGACTTTGTTACGTAGCCACGTAGAATCTGCCGCACCCGCCCACTCGGACAGGTTGTTCCAAATGACCAAGTAATCCGTTGACTTGCAATAGACTGCGTTCTGATCTAACCATGCCATCATCTCCGTGTGACGTAGCGTTGGGTCGTGCGTTGTGTAGCCAATTCCATAGAACTCGCGCACATGACAGCCACTTTTGGCTACGGCTCCAACTAGCCCCAACAGCAGTAGCAGAAGGAGCCAGCGCATTTATCATGCGAGCTCTGGTACTTTTACTTTGGCTGTTATGACTGCTGTCGATGTGTCTCGATCAATTGTCATGTAGCCTTGGCAAGTGATGTTGTAGTCTACCCCGTTTGCGTCTTTTTCGCTTTTGATGGGCGTGGTAATGTCAAGATTTTTAAACAGAAACTCTTTGCCGTTCTCAAATACGCGCCACACATGATCCACTGTCCCGCGACCTGCTTGGCCACGGGTTTTGTTAAAGCGGATGTGGTAGGTGTTCACACTACCTCTGCGTTAGAGGGGGCAACGGCAGGGGCGGCACATACAGCGTTCTCAGAATATTGAACACCTACATTAAAGTGAACAAACTTGATTGGTGCTTCAGCCGCATGGCGTGTAAATGAATGGGCTAACCAAGCATTTGCAAACATTAGCATGCCGGGCTTTGGCTGGAAGTTAACCATTTTGCTCGCATACGTTGCAACATTAAAATCTTGTTCTGGCAAATCAATTGGCGTTTTAGCGGTTCTTGGATCGTGGAACACAACTCTTGAACAATTTTCAGGGGTTTCAAGAAAGTAAAATCCAACAATTTGTGAGCCGTAACCATGAATGTGTTGATCCATAGCTGAATGTTTATGGTGCTCTTGCGTCCACATTTCTAAAAATGTAGTGTTGAAATTTTGCATGCTGTACCCTTGTTCGTTCAGGATATTCCATGCAGTAGCCCCCACAAACTCTGAAAAATCTTTCATGCGTGGATCGGCAAAAAAACTTTCAGTCATTGTGACTGGGTAAATTTCATTTAAATCTTGCTTGGCTCTGTTTATTTCTAGATTTTCTTCCGACACGCGATTAACCACATCTAAAAAATCAGGCCGTTCAATAACATAAATTGTTGACGGAAAATAAACAGCGGTTTGAACCTGCGTATGCTGGACAACTTCAGCAACAGATTCTGCCGCTTTGCAACCTTTAATAGTTTTCTTTTTTATTTTTGCCATAAACAATCCTTTTAATTACTTGCTGAATATGTTCCGTCATCGTTTTTAATTGGAGACTGGGGCATGTCGTTTAGTAGCACCTCATATGTTATTTCATACGCCTCAAGTACCGCAATGTAATCCCGAATTAGTTGTTGACTTGTTGGATCTACTGTTTCAAGCAACCGGCGATTCCAAAGTTCCAAAGCAGACCACTTAATATGTTGAAGGTTTTTAAAAAGAAATGCGTTTGTTCCAGCAATTTCTTCTGCATTTTTTGGGCGCACAAACCAAACATCTTGCACAACGCCGTCACGCATTTCGTATCTAGCGTCTAGTCTTTCATAAACACCGCGCTCTAAATTTACATCTTCTATGGGTATACGTTTAAATGGTACCCAGTCTGCCGGAAGATTGTCTATATCAATGTGTGGAAACGCTTGCTTTACGTTTTGCTCAGTTATAGGGTGCTCGTATGGCTGACCATTTACAAGTCTAATAAATAATTTTTCGTTCATGTCTACTTATCCTGCACACAAGTTGAAGGGTATCGGCGTGAGCAACCGGGCCAAATAATACGGACAATTCCGGCACCGCCATAGCCACCAAGAGAATTGGCGTTTGGAAATGCGGCACCACCGCCTCCACCGCCCCCGCCGTATGCACCACCCGCGCCGCGCACCCGAGAGCAACCTGATGCCCCGCAGTTTCCTGCACCACCACCAGAACCACCACCACCGCCTAGAGCCGTGGCCCCACCATTAGTACCTGCAGCACCACTAGAACCTTTTCCTAAAGCTCCCACACCGCCACCACCAGCGCCATGGTTGGTACCACTACCTCTACCACCACCACCGCCAGCACCGCATATACCTGCTGTTGGACTTGTACAACCCGAACCACCATTGCCACCATACACATTTGAACCAAAACTAGGAGATCCTCCAGTACAACTTAATACCGCACTGTAGCCACCCGCACCCGCACCGCCGCCTCCAACGCAACCTGTAGTTGCCCCTCTCGTGCCCGCAATGCCCCCTCCACCTTGCCCTTGGAAACAAGCCCCACCGCAACGGGTGTTAGCAATAAGCGTTGAAACGTTTCTAAAATATGATCGGTTACTAGAACCGCAACATGCTGTACGGTCACCCGGGCGAACCGTGTATGAAGTTCCAGGAACAACCGTGTAGTTATTCATAAATACAAGATTTCCTGCGCAACCGCCCGAGCCGCCGCCTCCAGACGACGGGTTACCATTACCACCTACTTTTCCTGCAGCAATTGCAAGCACCGAAATTCTAGTGACCCCAGCAGGGGCAACCCATGTAAAGGTTCCAAAAGTTGTGAAATCTTGTTGGCCCGTTACTGGTATAGGAGTTACGCTATTACTTGCCGCACTTGCCGCACTTACACCAACGGAGTTAGTTGCTGTAACCGTAAACGTATATGCGGTATTTGTTGTCAATCCGGTTATGGTAATAGTGCCTGAGCCCGCAGTTGACAAAGTGCCTGTAATGCCGCCGGGTGAAGATGTGGCAGTGTAAGTTGTAATAGTTGCACCACCATTGTCTGCTGGGGCTGTATACGTAACTGTTGCACTTGTTGGCCCAGTTTGTGTGGCCGTTCCAATTGTTGGTGCTGCTGGTACGTTTGCGGCTATAGCAGCTGTGGAATTTGAATTTGCGCTAACTGCCGAAACAGAGTTGGTAGCTGTCACTACACAACGAATGGTTTGACCAACGTAGGTACTGGATACTACATAAGTGCTAGATGTTGCGCCTGTGATATTGGTGTTTGAAACCCCAAATTGCCACTGATAGGTGTATGTTGGCGTAGGAATTCCTGTCCACGTACCGTTGGTTGTTGTAAGTGTCTGACGAGCCTGCGCTGTACCCGTGACTGCTGGAGCCACAGTATTTACAGGAGCCGAGGTGAACGCTCGGCCATAGGCAAAGTTTTGAAGAATGCCACTCATGTCAGTGCGCTCCCTGTAATCATCCAAGTTGTGCTTGTCATTTTAATGACTGTGGCTGAGCCGTACTGCGCCAAAGTTCTACTGCCCGTTGTACCTGCCGCAGTTAAATACATTGTGTCAGAAGTGATTGCAATTGTCAGATTGTTTGCTGACATGTTTAAGAAGCTGACTGCCGTACCAACAGGGTACGCAACCGAGCCGTTTGCGGGGATTGTATACGTACGATCGTTGGCGTCTGTTGAGGGGTGAAAAATGCTTTTACCTGCATCAGCCAACACTAATGTGTAATCCGTACTTTGGCTGTTAATTGGAATATTTCTAAAACCAACTCCATTTGTGCCATCTACAGTACAAGCGCTCAAAGTTCCTGAAGAGGGGGTACCCAAGACAGGCGTAGTAAATGATGGGCTTGTTGCCAATGCAACCACTGTGCCGCTACCTGATGTGGTGTAACTTGTGCCCCACGCAGAACCTGTTGAGTTAGCAATTCCTGCACCGGGATAAGCCTGAGCAGCACTGTTAATTGTTTGATTTGGCCAAGTGCCGCTGATTGTGATGTTTGTGCCTTCTACAAGGGCAGGGGTGGTTGTGCCTGTGCCACCGGAAGTCACCGCAAGGGGTGAGGCCAAAGTTAAAGAAGTCAAATGCGTAATAGCTGCGCCAACATCTGTACCATTGTTGTAAACAAGGCATCCTTTGCCGTTGGGAACAGAAACACCCGTTAGGCCGGTAACTTTAACTGTAACGGCAAATCCACCTACTGAGTTGTTTAAAACCAAGTACGGTTTTTGAATTGCAGGCACATTAACTGTACCGGCGCCTGTCAACGTAGCAGTGATATTTAAACAAAATGCACGAAAGTCTTGCGCGGATGGGGTATTGGCAAACGGCAGTGTTACTGCATTGGAAGAAAAATCGGCTGTTTCCAACACAGCCATACCAACAATGGCTTGTTCAATGGCTGTACCAATATTTGTGTTGGTAATACCGCCCCATGCGCCGTCACTTCCGCCAACATCAATAATTTCAAATTTAAGATTGGAATACGATGACATGATTGTCCTTATGTTAGACCGCTACCGGTGATGATCCAAACGGTACTTGTGACTTTTAATGCTGTGGCTGTGCCGTAGTTTGCCAAAGTACGAGTTCCCGTAGTACCCGTGCCGCCCAAATACATTGTATCTGTGGTGATTGCAATACTGATTGAAGTAGTTGACAGGTTTACAAAACTCAAAGCGGTACCGATTGGGTATGCCACAGTACCGTTTGCAGGGATTGTGTAAGTGGCCGCGCCTGCCGCTACAGCGTGGTAAATGTGTTTACCTGAATCAGCCAACACTAACGTGTAATTGCCAGTCTGTGCATTTTGAGGAATGTTACGGAAACCAACTGAGTCCGTGCCGTCAACTGTACAGTTACTTAAAATGCCCGATGTGGGCGTGCCAAGCAATGGTGTTACCAATGTAGGGCTAGTCGCAAAAACATTAGCGCCTGAACCTGTTTCATCTGTCAACAAAGCCGCAAGGTTGGCACTGGTAGGCGTTCCAAGGAATGTTAAAGCACCTGTTGCTGTTGTTGTAGTAGACGGTGCTACACCCGCACCACCGCCAATAACCAGCGCATTAGCCGTTAAAGCCGCAGAAGAAGTGATTGCGCTTGTAGATGAAAAGTAAGGGATACCACCAGATGTACCTGACGTTAGACCTGTACCGCCTTGTCCTACTGTAACTGCCGCATTGGAAGTCAGAATAGTTGCTGTAGCGTCAGGTAACGTGAAGGTTCTTTCAGCCGTTGTTGGGCCGCTGAACTTGGTAAAACCGTTTCCTGTGCCGCCGTAAGTTGAAGCAATAACTTGCGTTAATGCAGCAGAACCATCAAAGTTGTTTCCGTAAATTGCCCGAGCAGTAGCCAACGTTGTAGCTGTGGAAGCATTACCCGTTAAAGCCGCAGTAATAGTACCCGCTGCAAAGTTACCCGAAGCATCCCGAGCTACCACCTTGGAAGCCGTGTTTGTAGTAGTTGCATCAACCGCCGCAGTAACCGTTGTACTGCCGTTGTAACTTGTACCGGTTAAGTATGTGCCAAGGGTCAGAGCGTTCAGGTTAGAACCCAAAGCCACGCCGGAGATTGTGCCCGCCACCCAGCTAAATGCAGAGCCGGTGTAGTTTAAGACGTAGTTTGTGCCCGAAGCCGCAGTAATAAACGATGTAGCTCCAGCGCCTGTTTGATATGGAATCTGTAAGTTAGCACCGCCAGCCAAGTTAGTAGCCGTTGTTGAACTTGTTGAAGAACCACTTAAGGTAGCTGTAATTGTTCCGGCTGAAAAGTTGCCTGAAGAATCCCGTGCCACCACTTTAGAGGCGGTGTTGGCGGCTGTTGCATCAACGGTTGCTGTTACAGCAGTAGAGCCATTAAAACTTGTGCCAGTCAGGTACGTACCCAACGTTAGCGCATTTGCCACAGACCCAGCCGATCCAGAGATATTTCCGTTTACATCCGCACCATTAACTACATCCCAAGTAGGAGCCGCAGAAGCCGCGCCTGTACCAGTTTGAACTAAGAACTTCTTGGTCGTGGTTGTATTGCCAGCAAGTTTGGCTAATGTATTGGCGGCACTTGAATAAATGGTATCGCCAAGGGTGTAAGTGTCAAAACTTGTACCGCCGTTGGTTGCGCCCAAAGCACCAGACACTGCGCCCGATTGGTTCAAAGCAACAGCGTTCCATTCAGGCAATGTGCCTGCGGAATTCACAACTAAAGACTTATACGCAGAACCAACACCAAGTTTGCTCCATGTATTGGCGGCAGAGCCATAAAGCAGGTCGCCTGTAGCAACAGTAGCCGTCCCTGTACCACCGTTGGTAGCGCCAATAGCGCCAGTAACGGAAATAACTTGGCCTGTTACATCAATGTTAGTCCCGCCAGTGTATGTAATACCACCGCTAAACTGCGTATATGTCAGTGCGGTATACCCAATAATCATTGTATTGGGTTCAGTGGTTAGAACAAAAGAGTCGCCTGCACCAAGCGTGCCGGATTGCACAAAGAAATAATCGCCTGTACCCAAGCCATCAGGGTCAGTTGGGATAACTCTATCGGCATCAGTTGCACGAGTTAAAACCCAATTGGTTGCGCCTGAACCTACAGTGGTAACGGTGTAAACACCATTCTGAGATGCTGTGGTTTGGTTGCGAACAAGAACCCGATTAGTAGATGCTAGAGCAATACCATCAATAGACAAAGCCGCCTGTGCGCCCGAATTGGTTAGGTATGCACCAACGCCTGAGTTAATGACAGAGGGAATGGTAGGTGAACCATTGGTCAACCCAGTAACAATTGCGCCATCAAATGTTAACGAAATTTGAAAAGAAGCGCCTACAGAGTTGACAAGGAAATATGCCGTATTTGCCAGCAAACCATTGCTTGAACTGCCAATGTAAAACTGATCCCCAATAGAGGGTGTTACTCCAAAGAAAGTAATATCAGTACCGTTTGCAATTAAGATAATGTTGGCGTTTGTGCCACCACCCGTATAGGCCGCAGTCAAGTTACCTGTTGTTGCTACCAGCACAGGTTCATGGATGTGAATACCTGCTGTAACTTGGTTGTCTACGTACTGTTTGGTAGCCGCTTGCAACGCGGTAGTTGGGTTTGCACTCAGTGCAACTGTAGAACTGAATGAAGCTGCGCCTGTCACAGTCAAACCGCCGCCAATACCAAGAGCACCTGTGGCGCTTAAATCTTTGGTTGTTTTATCAATCCGTAGCGCTTCATCAGCAGTATCCACACCACCGGCAAAAAACACCACATCATCTGTAGCACTACCGATAAATAACTCACCGCCATCGTTGTAGAGATAACCTGAACCGGGTGTAAAGATTGGGTATGCCACTTCCGTGTAATTGGAGCTAGCAATACCCATATCAATAAAGTTATTTGTGCCATCGCCAATATCGTTATAAGCAACAATATCAGTAGAGGCAGACGATCCATCACTTAAGTTCTGCGCATACATTTGCGCAAAGCTATCTACGTTGGCATACAACTCAGCCAAAGCGGCGGAGAAAGTTGTGTATGTTGTAACGCCCGTACCAACCACAGTAATCGGGCCACCATCAATCAGAACGTTACCAGACACCTCTTCATAGATGGCTTTTTCTGATGGGTACGTACAAAACACATCTACTGTGCCCGTAAAGTTTACCAATGCACCAGCGTTAGAAGAAGACAGTGGGGGGCTATTACGAGTTAGCGTTGTTCCGGAAGATGTGTATGTGCCGTAGTTAACTTCCCAATCCCCAGAAACGGCATCAACAATCGCAAAGTAAGTAACGTTCCCATTACCAACGGCAGAGAAAGCCTGAAACCCTGTGGCTGTAGCGCCCAGCGTAATCGTGCCCGTGCCGGGATTGGATGCGGTTTGTTTGACCCGATCTTTTACAACAATAGCCATCTTGAATCCTTATGACGGAATATCCGTCCAACCGGGGGTTTGTGTGTTATTGATATTTTGCCAGTTCGGGTCTTGGCTGTCATCTATAACCGCCCAAACAAGTACATTACCAATAGATACCAAAAGCTGAATTCCTGTAACGTTTGCGTTAATGTTAGCAAGCGCACTTAGGGAGTCTACTGCGGAAGCCATCTCAGCAACCGTACCAGTAAACACTACTTGAACAGAAACTGAATCTACACCAGAAGCCGCTTCGGAAATGCTTGCGGTAAACAGTATGCCGCCTATAACGGTGTCTGTTCCAGATACGGCTTCGGCTACGGTTGCTACAAATTCACCAGCCGCCGTGCTTGCACTTGCCGCATTTGCCGCCTCTTGAATTGCAGCAACAAAATCTACTTGAGAGGTGCTGACCGCGCTGGCTGAAACAGCCTCACTCATCGCCGCCGCATACGCAACTTGCGTAGCAACCGCATCTATACCAGAAGCCGCCTCAGAAACATTGACAGAGATAAGTAAGCCACCAAGGAACTCCGCAACTGCACTAGCCGTTTCTGACATTGAACCGTTGAAAGTCCCTTGCACAGATACAGCATCTATTCCAGAAGCAGTTTCTGAGTCTGTAGCAAAAAAGTCGCCTTGTGCAGTAACGGCATCTACTCCGCTTGCATCCGCAAGTTGCGTAGCATTAAACACGTTATTGTCGCTACTTACAGCATCTAGCCCAGATGCCGCTTCGAAGGCAGTGGCTCCCATAGTTCCAACAGCAGTTTGTGTTTCTATGCCTGAAACAAATTCTTGCATTAAGCTGCCAGCTTTAAATACAAAACTACTTTGTGCTTCTGCTGAAGCTGTTTCAGAGACGGCTCTGCTAAACGTCGCTCCGCCTAAAGCAGCGAACGGGGCTTGCGCAAAAGCAACATCTCCGAACACCTAGCCACCTAATCAGGTTGCGGTCAAAGAGAATGTGTAAGTAACATTCAATGTGTCGCCAGCGTCCACAGATTTGTCACCGCCGGTAAAATTGCCAACAGAGAACAAAGTGCCTGAAGTGCCGCTTGACACGGTAGCCAACAAAGCGCCAGCAACCGATGTACCGTTTACCAACATAGGGAACACTGAGGGAGAAGATGAGTTGCTGACAACAGAGGGGTTAGCCGAAGTTGGAGAAGAGCCGTTAAACACTACAGCTTGGCGATTTCCCGTGTAGGCTGTACCGGGAACCAACTCAGTCCAACCTGCATGAACAGCCAGTGTATTGCCAGCGGCATACGTGTTGCCAGAACCGGGGCCTTGAACCAGACCCAAGTACCAAGCTGCGGTATATCCCGTAGCCAAGAAGTTTGCGCCATTCATGAAAACCAAACCTTCGTTCACAACCAAGTTGTGGAAAGATTCAGTCCATTTTGTTAAGCCGTCTTTGCTTACGCAAGTAACGGTGAATACGCCACCCGCGCCCACGGATTCCGTGCCGCTGCGGTTAGCATTAAGGCCAGCAGACACCACGTCTTTGGCTATAGATTTTTCTGTGCTCATGATGGCTCCTAGTTAAGAAATACGCACGATGGCATTGTTTGCATCGGGCGTTGGGAAAATGACTGTGAAAGTATCGTTGTTAACAGTTTTGTCTGAACCAAAGTCCAACACAGCAACTGAGGGTTTACCCGCAACCGTGTCGTTATAGACCAAGGCACCACGGCAAGTAAACGTGGCGTTTGTCCACGTCTCGTTAGCAAACGATATGTATGCCGTTGGCACTGCCGCTGAATTGTTGCCGGATGTGGGAGAAACTGAAATGGTTAAAACCTGCCCAGTAGTTGTATACCCACCACCGTTTGGTACTTCGCCCGTAGCTGTGTATGCCGTTGTGCCTGCACCAATGTTAGCCGCGCCCGTGTACAAGGCAAGCTTAAATGTATCAGGCGATGTGGGGCCAAAGTTATGAACTGCTTGAAGCAGTTGAACTTTAAAGCTTGTGGTTGCTGTTTGTTGGATTGACATATTAAGTTACTCGCTGACGGAACTGACCAGAACGATACGCGTCCTGACGCTCCATGCCATCTGCCAAACGCTTAGCCAACGCAAGAGCTTCCATGAACTTTTGGTTGTAGAGTTGCATCATGTCGGTTTCACCCTTCATGTAGGTGTACGCTTCCACCAAAGACCCGTACAAAAGTACAGAGTCAAAGTTGTCACCCAGCCAAGATGTGAACGGTGCCACAGTAATGCTTGGTGGGTAGTAGTAATAGTGCAACTCAACGTCATAGTCAGCATCTGGCGTTGGGCCAAGGATGAAAGACAACTCATTTACATCATTAGATTGCGGGCCAAACAAAGCGTAATACTTTGGTATGCCTTTATCTTGGTTTGGATTGGGGTATGACTGACGGATAAAGTTAACGTCTTTATTCAGTAAATACTCGTAGTTACCATCGGCATCGATTGCCGCCATGGAGTACACCGCCAAGAAGTCAGATGGGCAAGCCAAATACTTATTGTTTTGCGTGGTGCTGCCCGTCACATTCTTGCGAATAGACGGGAACTGCATGGAGTTGTAAATACGCTGCTCAGCTTGCGTAACGAACACGGGTATTTCAGCGATAAAGTTCGCTTCAGTATTCTCCGTGTACGCCTGAATAGCGTTGCTGAGTGCTGTGTAATCCATACTTATGCCATCGGGCCTCGTGCCATCAGACCTTTAGTCGCAGCGCCTGTGCCACGAATCTTGATGCCAGATGTTTTAGTGCCGGGGTAAGGGTTGCTGCGCTCGTTAGCCAACGATTGATTGGCACTCAACGCTTGCTTGACAGGCATCTCACCCACAACAACTGTAGGTTCTTTTTTAGGTTGTCTGTATGTAGCCATGATTAACCTCCACGACCAACGGATTTCTGGTTCATCACCTTGGCCATGTTGCGGCCATACTTCAACATTTCGCTGTTGGTTTTACCGCCAGCGCGAAGTTTTGTAGGTGTCTTACCGGGGTGCATGTTTTTCTCATGCTTACCAACCGCAGACTTAATCATCTTCTTGTCTTGCGCCAAGTCCATTTTCATGTCTTCTTTTGAATCACTTTTAGCCATATCAAGCTCCTATTTGTATCGTTACTGTACCAATTTGTACGCCCAACAACAAGTAGTTTGGCGTTAATGCGTTATCAAAACCTCTTGCGCCCCCAACAGGGTTCCAACCCCATTGAAAAACCCTACTACCTTCCGATGGTAAACCAACTGCGTCCTGCGCGGTGCTATTGGTTAAAACAATCTGCAAGCCTGTGTTACCAGACTGGTAGTAGCTCAAGTCGGGACGCGGATCACGCACACCTTGCGGATCATCCACCGGGTACATACCCAACTGCAACTGCGGCTGATCGGGATCCCAACAAATATTGCAGACCAAGAGATTGTAGTTCTTGGTTTTGATAATTTCTTTGCGTAATTCGTGCAGCTTAAATCGAAACCCACAGCGGTCACACTCCGCAATGGCGTTCTTGCCGGACGAAAAACGATTGCCCATTTAGGTGCCGCTTCCAATGAACTGCTGACGGGGCACAAACCTCACGGATGCTTTCTCTTGGTCTTCGCCTGCGGCGCGATCCCAAGCTTCGTCATACTGCTGTTTCAAAATGTCCAAACGCTGAAGCCCTTCTGGGACTTTCAAGGCAATGTAGTAAGCCAGACCTGCAGCCAAGCAAGGCACAAAACGGAAAGGCACGTCCATGGTCTTAGTGCCGCCACCAGCGTCTTGAATACGGCGCATGCGCCAGTAGACAAACTGATATGAGGGGCTTGCATTGGGAGTTGGCCACACGGTGACACTGTTCTTTTGAACCAAGTTGATGGCTGCACCGGCAGTATGACCCGTAGCGGCTGTGCCGCCATCTTGCCCCCTGAAGCAGTTCAGCAAGTATGCGGGTGTAGCGCCGTCTGCTGGAGACGTCTCGTTGTACACAATCAACTCGCCATCAATCGTGATGAACCCTGCGGTGGGGACACCAGCAAGCGTTGTAATTGGTATGGATGTGGCCGTGGCAGAAATGCTTGCCTGAAGTGTGCCGTCCAATACGTTGGAGTTAGCCGTCAGACGTTGTACCCAAACTTGGATAGGACGGCCTTGGATCAATTTATTTGGGATGGTGGCATAGGTAGACACACTGATCCGCGTAATCGTCAGGTCGGCCTGATTAGAGGGCACGTTGGCATTAGTCCTGATGACATGATCGAGAAGGTCAACCGTATCGTCTGGAAGTGCGTAAGTGTTTTGTCCCTGCACTAGCGTGATGGTGTTCTGCTCGAACGTCCACATGTTGATGCCGCGGTTTGCCCAGTCAGCAAAGAGCAAGTTAAGTGACCGCCTAGCCGTGCGCAGGTCGTAGCCCGTTCGAAGCTCAGAACCCGCCCGTTCAAAAGCCTCCTCGACCATGTCGTTGAGGTCGAGGTTAAACGAGGTGAGTCCTGAAGTTGTCATTTCATGCCTTTAAGAGTCTCAGCCAGACGCGCACGTTGCCCCATCTTGCCGGGTTTCTTAGCCGCCGCTGCCAACTTCTTGGCAGGAATCGGTTCACCCTTTTTAGCACCAAGCGCAGAGCGCAAAGCTCCGGGCTTCTTGATAGCGCCAGCAATCCAATTTTTAGTGGCCATTATTTCTTCGCAGTCTTGGCAGAGTTTATGAACGCTTGAGCAGTTGGCGTACCTTTGCTACCAACTCGCCGCATTTTCTCTTTAGAACCTGCGGCAATTCTTTTACGCTTTGCATTGATATTGTCATACAGTCCGCCTTCTTTAGCTTTTGTCACAGGGGCCATACCGATCGGTTTTCCTTTGTCGGAAAACTTCATGTACTTAGCCGTGAGTCCGCCCTTGGCGTACATTTCGACTTTGTTCGGATCATCCTTGCGTTTGATCGTCCTGCCCTTGGGCATTTTTGAGGGGGCAATATCCCCCATGCCACGGCTGGCCATCATGATATTAGCACTTACCGCCGCGCTTCATGCCGCTTGTAGCGCTGACTTTGGTGCCGAGCACTTTGCCGCCCTTCATGTCAATCATTGTGCCTTTGGTTTTACCCTTGACAGCAACACCGTCACGGCTAGGAGCCGCTGTGCGCACTGTACCCATTTTGGCAGTTGTGATGCCGTTGTTCTTTGTAGCCATGGTAGTTCCACCTTCTTTAAAAAAAGCCATTTTTCCGTGTTCGGTTTTAGGCTTGTTCACCTTCTGAATATCTGGACGGGTCATCCCGCCAGAACGAAACTTCTTACCTTTGTCAGCGTCAGTAAAATCTTTCCCAACGCTTTGCGGTACTCCAACCTTCTTGGCAAACGCAGGATTGTTTGCAATCGCTGCCATGAAGTTGTGTTGTTTTTTACTTGTGCTAGGCATGTCAAACCTTAACGATCCAGCCTTTGCCGATCACAAAACCGACAACCAGCATGCCAAGCCAGATAAGCGCCTTCTCTACAACGGTCTTACCAACCTTCTTGTAGAACTCGCCAGACATTTCTTCAATGGCTAGCTTGGCCGCTCTTCTGGCAATAGCCTCTTCGCGTTCTGTCAGTTCGATATCGCTCATATCAGCAGTTCCAAGCCCGAAGGCTCTTGTTTATGCGGGAGTTCGGGTCTTTCTTGGCCTTCTCTCCGGTCAGCTTCTTCTTCATGCCTTCCATACGGGCGCAAAAAGAGTCGCGGCGTTTGCCGCCCTCTGGTTGAGGAGCTTTCAATCCGGGTTTCCCGGGATTGGCTTTGTTGTACGAGGCCCGTCCCTTGGCGTTCAAGCCGCCCTTCTCGGATTTCCCCTCTTTGCGTTGCCATGCTGGTGATTTAGCCATAAAGTACCGTTGCTGTTACGCTTGAACCAAGCCCAACAAAAATACCGTTGGGGCAATAAACGCCTTCTCCGGGCACAGGCATAGAAAGTCCTATTGTGTTGTACGTGTCAACTTCGACATAGATGTTAGTGTAAATGCTAACGTTACCAGAAGTTGAGGTTGACACGGGAGAAGTTACGCTAAAACTGTTTGCGTTAATGTACGTGATTGCGTACGCGCCGTCTCTGGCTGTGCCCGACGTAAAGTCTAAAAACACCCGCTGACCATTTGTCAACCCGTGCGCTGTGCTTGTGATTGTGATGGTTGTGGTTGTCTGACTGTAAGTCCCCGTCTTTTTTACGGACGGATCGGCAATCGCCATATTTCTTGAAGACACAGTACCCGTCGTTACCGTCAAACCTTTTAGGCGGACAGCATAAGTCGTCGCATTGCCAGATGTTGTGGCATGGTAAGACTTGACGTCATACTGCATTGTCATGTTGTATCACCCGTAAAAAATAGTAGTGGTAATAGCCCCGTTGGGAATCCCAACATAGATGCCATTAGCCGCCAAAATGCCTTCACCGGGAATCAAAGTGTAGAACGACGTGCCACTGGAACAGTCAAATTCAGCCAGTATCTTGGAGAACATCGTCACATTACCGTTTGTAGTAGCTGATGCCACAGTCACAGTAAAAGTGTTTGTTGTAACGCCCGCTACTGTGTACACATCATCTTGAGACGAGCCAGAGGTAAAGTCTAAAAAGACTCTATCTCCGTTTGCCAACCCGTGATTGGCAATTGTTACTGTGCAAGTAGTACTTGCAGGTACGTTGTATGTCCCTGACAAACTTGTATTGTCACAAAAAGCTGTGTTGTACGTTACAGACGTAGACGGGGAAATAAGCACCCCTTTTAAACGCGTACGGCTAGCGTATGCAACACCGCTTGTAGTGTTGTGCGCCGACTTTACGTCATACTGCATCGTCATAATCAATCTCCTTTAAAAATAGGGGCCGAAGCCCCTTGGGATCAATTAAACGTCAGCGGCCAATGCGTTAGCTACAGCCAGCCAAGGGGCTGATTGATTGCCGTTACCCACCCACTGAACCACAGAGTTTACAGCGATGTTTACACCAGCAGCATTCTCGTTAACAGGCTGTGTGCCGTAACCTTTGAGGATGTGTACCAATGTGGGGTCTTGGTTATAAACCTGACCACGGATACCGTTGTAGTTGGAGTCTGCGGGGTAAGAACCAACAGCAAAAGTGCCGCTAGTTACTTGGGGCAATACCAAAGTTACAGCACTTGCTGGGCCGCCTTGGGCAGTAGCCAAGATGACATAAGAGACACCAGCTTGAATACTGATTGGGGATGTGTCAGCCGAAGTGATATAGGACACGGGCTGCATGAAACCGGCCAAAGAATTTACTGGGCCAGAGAACGACGTTTTTGCCATGATGATTTCCTCACATGCGAGTTATGGGGCGTCCGTCTGCATGTCGTCTGCTCGGCCAGTCTTACGCCCCGGAATTTCCGAGTAATTGAAATATACAACAAAAGAAAAGGGGGCACAAGCCCCCTTTTCACAAACGCATTAAGCGCCTGCTGAACCCCACATACCGAGAGGATCAGACCAGCCGAAGCTATAACGCTCACGGGCTTTGTAACGAACGTT